AACTCCAAGGAATCGGCGCCGGCGTCGACGTCCCCTACGAGTTGCTGTCCAACGACCTCAGCAACGTCAACTATTCCAGCTACCGGGCTGGCATGTTGAGCTTCCGCAACACCATCGAAGCCTTCCGTTGGCTGGTACTGATACCGCAAACCTGCAACCCGGTCTGGAAGCGCTTCATCGACGTCCTGGTCATCCAGGGCAAGCTGGCCAAGCCGAACTATGGCGTGCAGTGGACGGCGCCGAAGTTCTCCAGCGTCGACCCGCTGAAGGACGCGCTTTCCACGAAGACCAGAATCCGTATGGGCACCACCACGTGGCCCGAAGCGGTGGCCGAGGAAGGCCAGGACCCGGAAAGCCAACTGGCCGAGATCGCCGCCTGGAACAAGAGATTCGACGCGGCGGGAGTCGTGCTTGAAGGTGACCCCCGATGGGTGAACGACAAGGGCGTCGCCCAGCCGATCGACACGTCCGAGGAAGCCTCCAGCGGGAAAAAGACCGCCAAGGTGACTAATTCCGCGCTGATTGCGGACGTCGGAGCGGAGTTGGTTAAAATCCGGTCCGAGGTTTTTCGCGATCTGCCGAATCAGAGGACGTACCTCCATCTGTAAAAAGTCCTGCTACAGTAAAGGGAAGTGCGGGCGACGTGCCTCCCCGCATTGGAACTTCTGGCCGCCGAGAATCCCGCCGCGCTCCCTACGGCGGGCGGCGGACTGTGGGGCCACTGCCAACCATGCCAAGGTCAGTCAGCGCGTAGACTGCGCAAATGCAGCCTGCGACGATTGCGTGAGGTGCGGAATGGCGAAGACCAAGACGGGTGCAGTGGATTGCGGGTGCGACTGCCCCGAATGCCAGGCGGGCAATTGCGCGGACTGCACGAACCCAGCCTGCGACTCAGCCGATTGTATCGGCTGCACCATGGCGGCAACCCGAGCGGCGGATGCGCAAGTGGAGGGACTGGCCGCCGAGACCACTTCCGCGGAAACCCTCGCCGCGCCTCACGCCGACCCCTTATCCCCGAGAACTCAGATTGAGCACTTCGCCGGCGCCGTGGCGGTGATGCCCGATTCTTTCAGCATCACGGATCGCACGGTCGACGTGTGCTGGTACTCCGGTATCGCGGTCCCGCGAATCGACTACATGACGGGGCAGCCCTATGACCTGATTCTGGACATGGCCGGCTGTCGATTGGAGCGCCTGAACAACGGGGCTCCGGTCTACGATTCGCACGTGGTCGACGACGTGCGCGACCAACCCGGCGTCGTCGTAAAGGCCTGGGCGGATGGCCCCCGCGGTATGGCGACGATCCGCTTTGATACCGACGCATCCGGCGAGGCCCTAATGGGCAAGGTCCAGCGAAGGATCGTGCAGACCCTCAGTTTCGGAACCTGGATCCATAAGAGTAAGGACGTCACCCCGGACGGCGCCGCCCGCCCGATGGAGATGGCCACCGACTGGGAGCCATTCGAACTCTCCCCCATTGGAGTGGCCGCCGACTTCAACACGGAATTCCTTTCCGCGGCAGTGGTAGAACCCCCTGCTGCAATCCAACCGAATCCCCCGATTCAACCGCCCACCTCAACCGCAACACCACAAGGAACACCAATTATGACGACAGAAGAGACCGCGGCCGAAACCAGCCGCCTGAATGCCATTACCCTCGCCGCCGTTCAGGACGGTATGCGCGCCGAGCGCGTCCGCTCTGCCGGCATCCGCCAAATCGTCGCGCTCGCCGCCCTGGGCACCGCGGGCGAAACCCTTGCAGCCCAACTGATCGACTCCGGCGTCACCCTCGAAGCCGCCCGCGTGACGGTATTCGAACAGATGGCCGCGCGTGCCACCGCCAACCCGCAGGCCCCCGCCGGCGCCGTAACCCGCGATGGTAGCGACACCTTCCGCGCCCAGGTCGAAGCGGGCATCCTGATGCGCGCCAATCCCTCCGGCGTCACCGCCGCGCAGAAGGAAATGGGCCGCGGCTTCGCCGGCCTCAGCCTGGTGGAAGTGGCCCGCGAGTGCCTTACCGCCCAGGGCGTGAACACCCGCGGCCTGTATCCCGACGCGGTGGCCAAGGCCGCCCTGCTCGGACCCCGCGGCGCGCCGGAATTCTTCGAGGGCGCTGGGATGATGACCACCAGCGACTTCCCCGGCATCCTGGCGAACGTCGCCAACAAGTTCCTGCGACAAGGCTATGAAGCGGCTCCCAAGACCTTCATGCCGTTCTGCCGGCAGGTCTCGGCCAAGGATTTCAAGCCGCGCGCCTCGGTGCAGTTGAGCGACATCGCGACCCTCGCGAAGATCAATGAAAAGGGCGAGTTCCACCGCGGTTCCCTGACCGACAACAAGGAAACCTACAGCCTGTCCACCTATGGCGAAATCATCGCCATCACGCGGAAGACGATCATCAACGACGACTTGGATGCCCTGACCCGCATCCCTGCTGGTTTGGGCGTGGCCGCGGCCAACCTGGAGTCCGACACCGTTTGGGGCGTCATCACCCTGAACGCCAACCTGGCCGACGGCGTGGCGCTGTTCCACGCGACCCACAAGAACCTCAACGCCTCCAATGCGCTGGCCCTCGCTGGTCTGACCGCTGCCCGGGCCGCCATGCGCGTCGTGAAGGGCCCCAAGGGGACGTACCTCAACCTGACCCCGAAATACCTGCTGGCACCGGCCGCGCTGGAAGGCACTGCGCTTCAGCTCCTGTTCCCGACGCAGTTGGCCGCCGCCGCGGTTACGGCCGTCGTGCCCACCTGGGTTACGAATCTGAGTCTGATCATCGAGCCCCGTCTCGATGCGGTGGCTTCGGTTGGCGTGACCAACTGGTTCATGGTGGCCGACCCCTCGCAGATCGACACCATCGAGTACTGCTACCTGGAAGGGCAGCAGGGCGTCTACATCGAAACCCGCTACGGCTTCGAAGTCGATGGCGTGGAAATCAGGGCACGCCTGGACTTCGCGGCCGCCGCCGTCGAGCCCCGCGGCTTGCAGAAAAACACGGCGTAAGTTTCGCCACCCCTCGGACGGTTCCGCACCTTTGTAGCGTCCGAAACTTTGTTTCCCGGCCCCGATCTGAACCTAACCCGTTCAGGTCGGGGCTATTTTTGTTTGCAATTAGGCGCATACTGGATATGACTGTCCCCGGCATGGGGGAGAGTTGATCGGCAGTGACCCACAGTAACGCCGGCCGGCGCGACTGGTGAGGTAAGACCGTCAAGGCAAGTCTTTCGCGAAAGGGCTAGTCGGGCGTAGGGATTCAATCCCCGCGCTCTGCTGGCCCTTTTGCTTTGGCGGGGAGATTGAAAACTATGACGCAGGCAGCGCTTCCCCACCTTTCGCCGCGCGAGAATCAGGTCTGCGGCCTGGTGGCCAAGGGGAAGACGAACCTGGCGATCGCCAGCGCGTTGAAGCTATCGGAAGGGACCGTGAGAACGTACCTTGATCGGATCTTCCAGAAGTTTGGCTGTCACAGCCGCACGGAATTGGCGGTGCAGTACGTCCAGGGTGCCCCGGTTAAACCGGCCCGCGCCAAATCCTCAACTCCAAACACCAGCGCCCGCAGGGCGACAAAGGCTTAGAAAAAAATGGTCAATTTTCAGCATTCAGGCGATACCGCAACCGTCGTCGCGCCCGGCACAGTTGCCAGCGGTGCGGGGGTGAAGGTCGGCTCCATTTTCGGCATTGCGTCCTACGACGCGGTGCTCAACGATTCCCTCGAAGTCGCGCGCAAGGGCGTCTTCGACATCGCCAAAGACGCCAGCGTATTTGCACAAGGCGATCTGGTCTACTGGGACGACACGGCCAAAAAGGCGACCTCCACGGTAGGCTCCAACCTGCTGATCGGCATGGCGGAAGTCGCCGCAGTGACCGGCGGCACCACGGTGACCACGATCTTGCTGCCTCCGGTCCTTTCCAGCCAGGCCAACGGCGTCAAAGTCGCAGCGACAACATTCCGGATAACGTGGTGGTGTTTGGGGGTGTCGTGAATTCGACCACTGCCGTTACCGCCGCCGGATCGGCGACCGTTGCCATTACGACCGCCGCCGGATCCGGTGCTGGTTCTGTGCTTACGGCCACCGCCAAGGCGACCCTGAGTATCGACGCCGTAGTGGTACCTACCTGCGTTGCGACCCCATTCAAGATGACGGCGGCCGGCAAACTCAGTATCGCGGTCGCCACCGGCCCGCTGACGGCTGGAGTGATCGAGGCCTGGGTGCTCTACACGCAGGCTGCTGCGTAAAGACCTCCTTGTAGCGGGCGGTTCTTCGGGTGGGCCGCCCGCCGTTTTACCTTTTTTATGGACCTGTGGAAGGACTCGGTGGACCTCATCAACGCGCAGACCACGGACCCCGCCACGGGGTTTGGGGATTGGTTCGTCTACTATCCCAACCAGGGTACGGGCGATGCGGTCGCAATCCAGGCGCTGCGAGTCAAACGATCTCCCGACGAATTCAACCAGGCCGGCGCATTCGAAGGGATCGAAATTACGGAGGCGGACTTCACCGCTCCGCCGCCGGTCGGACTGGGGATCAGCCTACCTGTGATCGGGGACGTGGTAACGGTGGACTCCACGGACTATGTGGTCTCGGCCGTCCGCAATCCAGACCCGGTGAGCGGAACCATCGTGCTGGTGCTGAATCGCCGGCAGAGGGCACCCGATGCTTAACCCCGACGATCTCATTACCGCGTGGGTGGCGAAGCTACGGGACATCCCGGCGCTGGCGGCGGCCTTCGTTGATCCGAGCAACATCACGGGGTACTTCGACCAATT